TTTGTAGTATATACTGAAGCAGTCTGGAATATTCTTTGTGGGAATTGGGGTCTAGAGTTTATCCTAAATTTTTCTATACTTCCTCTTCTATAAACTCCTGCATTATTATCTAAGGTAGCTACTAAACGAGAAGTATCAATAATTGTATTAGTAGAAGATCCTGTGTTAAAGGTAAAGTCGTCCCACTTAAATTCTAATTGTGGGGGGTATATAGTGTGAGTATCTATAGAAAAATAATCCACTGTGGTAACATAATTACTATCAGCTATAAATTCATCTTCATTGGATTGTTTTACTATAAAACCATCATTAGGAAATCCTCCTAAACTATTAGAAGAACTATACCAAGTTAAAATTGTATTAGTAACATTAACATTTAAATCTTTATTACTAGAATAATTTAATACTTGAGAAGCAGTCACATTTAAATTTAAATCAGATCCTGTATACCAAGTTCCCCCTCCTATATTAGAACCGCTATAAGAAGCTGTTACATAAGAAGTAAAAGAAGAAGGCCAAGCTTTAACTCCACTACTTGCCCTATAAGTCCACCCTACACCATTTGTTGTTTGAGGATCATTAACATACCTCCCTGTCCCCATATTCCAAGACCCGGATACAGGATAAACTTCTAATGTAGTATCAGAATTTAATCCTGTTACATTAGCTATAAAACATTTTAAATTAGATTGGAAGTTTGATCCACTAATTTTATTATCAATAATATCTTCGATTTCATTAGAAGAAAATTTAATTAAAAATCTACTAACACTAGGTGATAATGTATTATAATAAGTAGAAACACTTAAAATTTCATCTAACCCGGTATTTAATAAAGGAAATTCGGAATAAATAGAAGCATCTTTTTCTGGGAAGATTTTATATATGGCCATTGTTATGATTTTTTATATAGGTAATACTCTGCCCTTAATATCAACATCAGGGAATTTAACTTCAAAAATAGAGGGATCCTGAGAAGGATATAAAACATTATTTTGTGTTGCTCCTATAGTATCATAAGCATATTGTGAATATCCTGAACTGACTCCTGCTTTGTTTATAATTTCTATATTTTTTACATTTTGTACCCCCCTAATTTTATCAGATAATAATAATAAATTATAAAGTTCATTAATAAGGATGGGTTGATTAATTTGCATATTATCTATATTAAAATAAGATTTTAATTGGTTAATACAATCTATTAAGACTTGGTTGCTATTAAAATTAGGTAATACTACTATTTCAAAATTAATTCCTATATTAATTACAAAAGCATCTTTTATTCTAACAGAATCCCCAATCATACGATATTGGGATAGATATGTAGATAAATTTGATTTTAATGTATTAGAAGCATTTATTAATTGGGTATCTTTATTATAAGCAGAAATATATAAATCTAATACACTCTCACTTTCCCCTGGGAGGGTATTATTGAGTTTGGCTTTTTCAATATATGCTTTTGCAATTGATCCATATTGGGATGGGAGGCTATAAGTTCTTATTAAATAGTCTTCTGGGGTTACGTTTCTTAATTGGGATGCATAACTAGCCATTGAATTTTTTCTTAAATCTTTAATAGTATCACCATTACCTCCTCCTGTTGCAACATTAGGGTTAGTTACTTGAAGTGAATTAAATGTTGATGTAGCTAAAATATCATTATCTAAAGTATTATTTGCAAAAACCACATTATTAGTATCTATAAAAGTTAAAGTATTAGCAGAAACATTAGATGTTACTCCTCCTCCTGTTAAGTACCTTACTGTTAAAGTAGTATTAGAAGGTGCTACCCCATAAGTTTTAGTAAAAATAAAATTATTAGGTGAATAAGCAGTTGTTAATTTATTTTGGGTAAAAGGTAACCCAATCCCAACATTATTAGGGTTAGGTATAATTTGCTCATCATAATCATTTACAGTACCCGCACCAAACTGAATTTGGAGAGTAGTATTATTATCTAATGCGTTATTACCAATAAATCTTGAAACAAATCTATTAGGGACTTTTTTTAATCTTAAAAGAGAAGAAACTAAAGAAGAATCACCTTCAGTATTAGGATCAGGGCCATAAGGATTAATATTCTGTATAGTTTCAAATATAGTTTCCTGGGCTAGATAATCAACTTCACTCCAAATATTTCCATCACTATCCGTTATATCTAAAATAGATAGTATTTGAGGGGCTGTAATATTGTAAGTAGAAAATCTTTCAGGAGCACCCGCTGTAAATGTGGTAGTATTAATTGTTGCTGAAAAGACAGGAACAGTTTTAGTTAATAAAAAAGAAGTAGGTTGATCACCTAAGATTTGATAGACAGATACTGTAGTAGGGTCTAAAGAACTTGATTGGCTAAAGTCAACTCGATTTTGGGTTAAAAAAGGTGTAGTATTTTGAGAATTATTAACAGGAGTATTCTCATCTATTACTAAAGAATACCGAAAATCAGGAACATTTTCACCTGATGAAGCATCAAATATTGCTGGGACAGTTTGAAATATGTTTAAATTAGTAATAGCTGCTGTAGAAACTGAAGGTTTATATCCAGCCATATAAGCTAAATCATATAAATTATTAGTTTGTTTAGCATATTGGATAAAATTTTCCTGGATCTGATTATCAGTATAGAAAGCCATAACATCCCCTACATAAGAAGCCATTTCAATAAACATCATCCCCGGAGATGATGGGCTAAAATCAGTAACCGTAGTAGGGAAATAAGTTTTAGCAAAGTCAATTAGACTAGCCCTCATCTCAGAAAAATTCCTATTGATGTATTGGATATTTCTATTAACTCCGTTATTATCGGTTATTAAATTATATGGCATTATAAAGGTATGTTAAATTCTACTTCTTCATTTAAGCTTGAAAATACTGAATAGAATATTTGAGACGTTATTGTATGATTATCAAAATCAGGGATTACTGAAACTTTTTTTAACTTTATAACTGGGAAGAAAGATTGAATATCTTCTTCTATACTTTTTTGGATAACTTCAATTAGTGAAGGATCATTAGGTTCAAAAACTAAATCATTAATAATACTTCCAAAGCTAGGATTAAATACTCTTTCTCCCTTTCTAGTTAGAAAATAATTAATTAAATTATATTTAATCTGTAAAGCAGTAGTATAATTAGTAGCAAAAACAGGATCATTCCCATTCGATGCTCCATTTTGAAAGGGGATAGATAATCCAATCCCAACATCGGGATTTTGATCAAATGCTGCTATGTTACCTACCTTTATAGCCATTATTTACTCATTAGATTCATTATCTGATCCATTCCAAGATCTCCTTGTGGTAAATCCCCACCAGGCATTGCTCCTTGTGGGTTGAACCTATTTACGTTTTGAGAATTAAATTGTGCTGCTGTTTCTCCTAAAATATTGGCATATTCTGCTCTTTTATCTTCCCTTACAGGTTGAGGTGGTGTAGAAACAGGAGAAGAAGACACATTCCCATTCATAATTTGTTTAGGAGCACGAACTGCTTCTAATAATACTTCTTTTAATTCTTCTTGTATGGCCTCTTTAACGGCCTCTTTAATTAAAGATTTTAATACTTGTGATTTCATTGTTTATAAATATTTACTTAATAAGCTTTTAAATCATCTCTATCAATAACAAATTTTAACTCATTAATCATAACCTGGTCAACAGGGGTAAATGAGAGTTCGGTTTGAATTAATATGATTCCTGATGAGTTTTTTCCTACTGCTCTTCTTCTATCAACTGTAGGGGAATAAGGGACTATTTCTATTTCTAGAATAAATCCCTGATAAAGGGATAAATTTGGTGATTGTTCTGCCTGATCTTGGGTGGCAGCTATTGTTATTAAATCCTCGGATATAGGGGAGAGAACTAAATTGGGGTTATCTGAAATATTACTCCCTCCATTGCTGCTATCCCCCCCATTACTAATGCAATCTCCTATTAAAGCATCCAATATTGATATTAATGATAAAAATTTAGATATGTAGAAACTAATTAAAGCTATAGGAACCGCAATCCCATTTATAGCGTCCGCTATAGGTGTAATTTTAGAATTCCCTTCTATATCAAACGTTTTTTCAGCAATAAGAGCATCAAAATCATTTAAAGCAGCAGGAACAGCACCTGGTAGACCCACAGGGATTAATTTGGCGGCTACAGAGGCTCCAATCCTTGCTATTTTTAAACCTTTTATTATGCCTACAAGGGTATTAATTCCTGTAGAAGCTTTAGTTATTGTAGTAGATATTGTATCTATAGTTTCTGCTATGGAATTAGCTTGTTCTACTATATTATTTCTAATCTTTATTAACTTTTCTACCTCAGGGGGGCATTTATCTGTAACTTCTGAGAGTTGTTGTTGTGCTAATGATGTAGCTTGTGCTATAGCTTGCCTTTCAACTTCATCTTTGATCTTTCTTTCTAAGGTAGGAATCATCTTCTCAGCAAAAGTCATTGCTTTATTAGTAACTATAGTTCCTAATACTGCTAATCCCTGTTCTTTAGATTCAATAGGAATAGCATTTTGAATAATATTTTCTTCAATTTTAGCCATTAGATAGTTTTACTTATTTTAGATTTAGTCTTAGTCTCTAAATCAGCTTTTAATTTAACTAAAGTACCAATTAAAGGGGTAGTAGAAGCTTTTAAGGGAGCTAAATATGGAGAAGGATTAGTATTAAATGTAGTCATCCACTTCCTTAATTCATCAACTAACTCCGATAATAATTCTATAGTAGCATCCCCTTTTAATAGAGGCTCCGTAGCATCCTTACTTCCTAAAAGTATATTAGGAGAGTTTACTATAAAAGTATTTTTACTATCTATATTAACTGAATCTTGTGAATTTAAATTTATAGATTTAGCAGAACCTAATAAAACACTATCTTCTTTAGCATTTAATACTATTCTATTAGAGTTTAATATAACTTGGGGAGATGAATAATCACCAATTGCCTCGGGAGAGATGTTGTATGATTTATAGTTAAATATATTAGGCTGTAATCCAATTTGTTGTGTGGAAGTTAAATATATAGAAGCGCTATCTTCATTTATATTTTCTTCAATTGTAGTCCACCCTTCATTAGTTACAATACCTTGTCCATTCCTTATTTTAGTAATAGGGTATTCACCATTACTACTCCCAAATCTTAATGAATTCCCAAACCTTCCTTCTAAAATATAATCTCCCTCAAAAGGTTGTAAGGGATTTATATTAGTTTGTTCTATAAAAGTTTTTCCTAAATCTATTTGAGTTCCCTCATTATTTACCCTTCTTACACTCCCTGCTGATGTTTGTTCATAATCTTTTTGTTGGGAAGGTGCCAATTCTGAAATCCCAGGGATGGCGTTATGGTGCTGACTTCCCCAAATATTTGTAGGGGGGAGATAATATAATTTTGTTGAATTGGAATTTGTTTCTAACTCATTATTAGGAAGAGATAACAAAACAACAATTTCATTTAATAATGGATATTGTTTTATATTAGGAAATAAAGGATAAGCAATTATTGTAGAATTTTCATCCGAAAGTTGGGTTACATTTTCAACAAAAACTAACCCTATAGAAGACCACCCCCCAAATTCTTCAAATTTAGGGTGAGCATCATTTAAAATAATATCCTTTACTCTACTAGAAAAGATTTGTTGAGAAACAGGTAATTTAGGAATACTTTTACTATTAATAACCCCTTGGGAAAGCCCTGATATGCCATAATTTAAATTAGGCATTACTTTTTATCGTCCTTAAATTTTTTTACTTCTTCTAATAACTGATATTTCTCATCCTCTGTCATTCCAAAATTACCATCATCATTTCCTTCATTATTTACTGCACGTTGGATGATGGTAGCCATTTTGATGAGTTGTTCATCATTTTTAACAGATATTTCAAGATATTCTTTAAGTAAGGGAACTACTAGAGTAGCATCCCCAATATCTTGGATTAAAGGTTTTAGCTCGGATATAAGGGTAGAAATTTGTTCTTCCTTTTTCTTTTGATTTAGGTAAATTTCTTCCAATATGTCGGAAAATTTTTTCTTACCAAATATTTTTTTATCGAGCTGTCCCATATTTATTCTTTATTTATAAATATGGTTCCTCTTTAAAATTAGTATAACCATTATTTTTGTAGAAGAGGTAATGTTCTTTATAAATTTTACCTAATCTATCGGCTATTTTAGTAATTTGAGGTGTTTTAACCTCTACCATTTCTCTTATGTAGATATAAAGTGCTTTTTTATTAAAAATATCTAAAGAATCTCTTTGTTCAAATATAGATAAAATTGCATCCGCTATTTTAGCATCTCTAAGCTTTGGGAATAATTCGGAAAGATTATTTTGGCAATACCTAACATATTCATCCATAAAAAGTGAATCATTATCTTTTTCCATAGGATCATAATCCATATCATATGAATAATTTAAATTATGATATAATTCTTCAACTGGTGCTTTGTCTACCCTTTTCTTATAATTTTTAGTATTTTGTATAATCAAATACCGTTTAGCAATCGTACCAAAGTATGAAAATGCTTTTGCCCCCCGTGTAGGATCAAATAAATGGATTTTACTTAATAAAAATGTTATCACCTCGTGTTGGAGGTGTTCAATTTCATTTACTTCTGTATAATAAAATTTGAAAGTATGAATTATATTTTCGGTAAGTTTAAAAAACCCATAATGGATGCCTGTACGATAAATTTCACTCCTTTCTTCGGGATCAGAAGAGCCATTGTATTTAACAATAGCGTCTTCTGTTTCTTGAGTAAAATATTGGTTTTTTGTCTTCTTCTTCCTTTTTCTAGGGGGTAATGTGCTCATAATTTATCTATCCTGAAATTAGATAGAATTTTCTGGAGATCTTTAATTTGTTCATACATAAAACCGATTTCATCATCGCTTTTAAATATTCCCTTCTCATCAATTTTCTTCATCTTTTCATCCGAAAATTCTATTATTCTACTGAATTGGTCAAGGTATGTTATATATCCTGCCAATATGTCTTCTTGCTTTTCGTTTTTGCGTAAAAGGTTAATGGTAGTAAACGCTAAGGCTACAACCAATACACTTAATACACTAATTACTACTGTTTCTATCATAGCTTATCAAATAAATCTTTAAGACCTTTACTTTCAAGTTGGGAAAGTGCTTTATCTTTTGTGGACTTTCTAGCTTCTTTCGTCAATGTAAAATTTTCTGCCTGGGTAGGCACGGAATTTTTAAATTTAGGTAACCACTCACGTTCAAATTCGATACGAGCTGCCATTAAATCGGCCTGATGTAAAATAAATGGTAAAGAAGTTCGTGGTTTTTGTTCGGGCATAAATGCCTTAAGGTACTTACTATTAGCTTCATCATATAACCCATCATGAGTTTGGATTGCTAACATCTCATTGAAAGTATACGAGACACCATGTGACTGAAGCATAAATAAACCTCGATCGGGAACTGAAGCAAATGGAACTTGTTTATTAAACATGTAATCCTCCCCTAACTTGTCTTTCCTCCACTTATCAGTTTGAGGGATATAAGATTCATGTTCCTCATTCCCCATCTTACCAAGATCATGGTTAATAGCAGAAAAAACAAGTTCTTCATTAGTAAAAGTAGACATATCTGCTCCTTCTTCTTCCCATAATTTGGATTGTTTAAGAGCACATCGAACTACTCGATTAACATGTTCAACATATCCTCCT